TAGATTTAGATGAACATGAACAACGTGCCGTTGCCTGCGCTAGAGATATGAGAACAGCAATTCGCATGTTACAAAAAGAATTACCAGAACCAATTGCAATAGGTATAGGTGTAAATACAGGAGAAGCTATAATTGGCAATATGGGTTCTGATACAAGATTTGACTATTCAGCTATAGGTGATGCAGTTAATACCGCAGCAAGGCTTGAGTCAGCTACCAAAGAAGCAGGTGTTGATTTGTTGATTGGAGAGTCTACTCGCAAAAAAGTACCTGACGCTACGTTTTGTAAAAAAATGTATGTAAAAGGAAAGAAAAAAGCTTTGAAAGTGTATACTATTTAAGATGAGCAAAGTGTTGATAGGAATTATAGTAGTAATGAGCTTGGCAACTTATATTCTTTGGAATCAAAATTCCAAATTATCTGCTCTTAACCAAGCATTTGAAATAAGGAACCAGGAACAACGATTGGCTATAGAATCATTGCAAAATGATTTTACTTTGCAAACAGATAGTTTATTAGAAATTCAAAGTCGTAACCAAGAAATACAACAAGAGATGTCAAGGTATCTTGACATATTTAAACGTCACGATTTAACTAGATTAGCAGCAGCTAAACCTGGACTAATAGAACCAAGAGTAAATAAAGGAACTAAAGATGTATTTGATAGCATTGAAGAAGATAGTCGTAACATCGACAGTCTTGATGATGGCTTGCAGTTGCAGTCTGATACCAAGTAAACAACAGGTTGAAGTAATATCTAAACCTGTAGAAAGAACTATAGTGCAGCCTATAATGCCAAGGGAGATAGATTTAAAAGACCCCTATTGGTATGTAGTATCAAATAAAAACATTGATGAATTTTTAATACAAGTAGAAAAAGACCAAGGGCAGATGGTCTTTGTGGCTATGTCAGTAACAGATTACGAGCTTATGGCTTACAACATGCAAGAATTAAAACGATATATTAATGAACTTACAGAAGTTGTTGTTTATTATAGAAAAGTAACAGTTAGCAAAAAAGATAATTAATCTGTTAAAATCAAGAAACCATTAATATTCAAGGGAGGATAATATGGGAATGATAGGAGAATGGTTAGGAATAGTGACTGGTGTTGTTTGCGCAGCATCTATTATTTGTTCGGTTACACCAACCCCAAAAGATGATGCACTAATAGGAAAGCTTTACAAAATTCTAGAAATTGCAGCATTAAATATAGGTAAAGCAAAGGAGAAGTAGATGGCTAAAGCACCAGATGCTTTTGTTTACAACGCAACCTTAGAGCGAATAGTCGATGGGGACACCTTTGATTGTTCGCTTGACCTTGGTTTCGACGTGAAGCTACATAAGCAAAGAGTACGCCTTCACGGTATTGATACTCCAGAATCACGCACCAGAGATTTAGCAGAAAAAAAACTAGGTCTTGCAGCAAAAGAAAGATTAAAAGAACTTTGCAAGGGTAAATTTAAAATTAAATCATTAGGAAAAGGTAAATATGGCAGAATACTTGGCATCCCTTATACAGAAGATGGCAAAGATATTTGCCAAATGCTCATCAAAGAAGGCCACGCAGTTGAATACCACGGCGGCAAAAAAGCAAAAGTATGGGGAGATTATTAACATGAATATATCTCAAGAAGGTTTATCTCTTATTAAAAAGTTTGAAGGATGCGAACTTGAAGCTTATAAATGCGCAGCAGGAGTTCTGACAATAGGATATGGCTCCACCAAAGGCGTTAAAGAAGGCGATACTATTACTCAAGAGGAAGCAGATAAGTTACTTTTACATGAAATGGAAGAGTATGAAGGTTATATAAAAGATGCAGTAAATGTCGATTTACACCAAAATCAATTTGATGCTTTAGTTAGTTGGGTGTTTAACTTAGGTCCAGCTAATTTAAAAGCATCTACTATGTTAAAAGTTTTAAACAATAAAGAATATGATGACATTCCAGCCCAAATAAAACGTTGGAATAAAGCAGGTGGTAAGGTTTTACAAGGACTTATCAGAAGAAGAGAAGCAGAAGCCCTTTTGTTTGAAGGCAAAGAATGGCATGAGGTATAACTAATGCCTCTTAGCAAGATTTTATTTAAGCCAGGTATCAACAGAGAAGGTACTGAATACGATAATACGGGCGGTTGGTTTGACGTAAATCTTGTACGTTTTAGAAAAGGTAGACCAGAAAAGTTTGGTGGTTGGTCAAAAGATAGTTCAAATACTTATTTAGGAACTGCCAGAGCTTTACATGCCTGGACCTCTTTGGGAGGTACAAAGTATCTAGGATTAGGAACTACTTGGAAATATTATATTAGAGAAGGAGACAGTTACTCAGATGTTACCCCCATACGAAAGACTACAACTAATGGCGTTGTTTTTTCTGCTACTAATGGCAGCAGTATTATAACCGCAACTGATAATGGCCATGGAGCTGTTACAAATGATTTTGTTACCTTTACAGACGCTGTAAGTCTAGGCGGATTAATAACGGCAGAAGTTTTAAACCAAGAATATCAAATAGCTTCAGTTACTACGAATACATACACTTTTGTAGCTAAAGATACCTCTGGTAACGAAGTTACAGCAAATGGTTCTGATACTGGAAATGGAGGTTCTGGAGTAGACGGAATCTATCAAATTAATGTAGGTTTAGATGTTTATATTACTGGTACTGGTTGGAGTTCTGGTACTTGGGGTGAAGGAACTTTTGGTTCTACAACAGCTTTATCTGCTACTAATCAGTTAAGACTTTGGACACATGACCACTTTGGAGAAAACCTTATAATAAACCCTAGAGCTGGTGGTATATATAGGTGGGTAGAAAATAATGGCCTTACAACAAGGGCAGTAGACCTTTCTACTGTATCTGGAGCCAATCTAGTACCAACAGTAGGCTTACAAGTTATTACCTCCGAGAAAGATAGGCATTTAATTGTATTGGGTTCAGACCCAGTATCAGGTGGGGCAAGAACAGGCGTTATAGACCCGATGCTTATATCATTTAGCGACCAAGAAAATGATTTAGAGTTCCAACCGTTAATTACTAATACTGCTGGAGATTTAAGACTTTCATCTGGTTCTTCTATTATTGGGGCTACAAAATCTAGACAAGAAATACTAATATGGACTGATACTGCTTTATACAGTATGCAGTTTGTTGGGCCACCTTTTACATTTGCGGTCAACCTTATTAACGAGGGTACTGGACTTATAGGACCAAAAGCAGTTATTACTTCAGCTCAGTCTATCTATTGGATGTCTTCAACAAACTTTTACGCCTATACAGGTAGCGTACAAAAGATACCTTGTAGCGTTCATAATTACGTATATGGGGATATAAACCTAAGTCAATCATTTAAAATACATGCTTTTACTATTACTGAAAAGTCTGAAGTTGGTTGGTTCTATTGCTCAGGAAGTGCAACAGAAATAGACAGATATGTTATTTATAATTATGAAGACCAAGTTTGGTATTACGGCCAATTAGAAAGACATGCCTGGCTTGATAGTGGTATTGAAGATTATCCTAGAGCCACTTACAACGGTTACTTATTTGAACAAGAAGATGGATTTAACGATGATGGCAGTCCTATGACTAACGTATTTATAGAAAGTTCAGACTTTGAGGTAGGAGAGGGGGAGCAGTTTGCTTACGTGCAAAGAATGTTCCCAGATTTAAAATTTTTAGCTAATTCAGACTCAGGTAAAGTAAATCTTGTTTTAAAAACTAGAAATAATCCTGGAGAATCTCTTTCAACCAATTCTATATCTTCTGTAGGCTCATCAACTGGGCAAGTCAGTTTAAGAGCGAGAAGTCGTCAGGCTGTATTTAGAGTTGAGTCAGATGATGATTCAGATGGTAACGATAACGTAGGTTGGAGACTAGGAGCTACTAGGTTAGATATTAAACCAGACGGCAGAAGATAATGGCAAAGTTATTAGAAACTAGCCTTCCGCTTGCTCAGGGAGAGATGTCTCCTGAAATTTTTAATAGATTAGTTAGGATTCTTGAGTTAAACTTAGGACAGTTCGACCCAAATCGAACGCCGCAGTTCAACGAAACAGAAATTGCGCAATTAAACTTTTTAGAAGGTGATGTAATTTGGAATACTTCTCAAGGAGTATTGCAAGTTTATATAGGAAACAGTTGGACTCAACTACATACACCCAACTCACCTAATAATGGTTTTAAGGCTACAGCTTCTTTAGGTGCTGTTTCTGTTATAACAAAAGGCGATATAGCAGTAAATATAACAGTAGCTTAAATTTTAGGATATTTTTATATGTTTGCAAGACAAAAGATACAGGAAGAATCATACAAGCTTAAAAATTTATTGCTTGGATTTCCTTCTGATTGGTTTGTTGACAAGAAAACTTTAAAAAAATCAAAAGAATCTATCCCTAATATTGTAGATTTTTACAAAAGCCAAGGTACAGGCAATCCAAAAAAGTTACCATTACAAAATATTATTCAAGAACCTTTAAAGGATGTTTATACAATTCCTTTATTTTCTGACAAGTTTTGTAAAGTATTGCTAGATGAAATAGACAATATGCAAAAAGAATTTGCATTTGTACCCAATCCAGATGAAGACAAGTTAAGACAGATACCAGAAATAGTTCTTAACGAAAAATGCCCAGAACTATACGATTCTTTGATGCAGGTGGTTCAATCACTAATTAATCCAATACTATTAACTATATGGAATCGCCACGTTACAGGCGGAAACATACAGATAGCCAATTATAATTTAAAAGACAAAAAGCAAGGAGCATGGCATCACGACGCCAGTTCAGACGTTAGTATTGTAGTCCCTTTAAATACAGGAGATTACAAGGGTGGAGGAACAGAATTTTTAAATAGAGGAGTCGTAGAACCATTACCTACAGGTAGTGGTTTGATATTTCCAAGTTATACACACATGCACAGAGGACTAGCAGTAGAGGAAGGAGATAGATATTTGTTGGTTTTTTGGTTAACATCTATAGATGAAGATATTAACAGCGAAGAAAATAAAGGGTAAAATTGTAATATGAATAGAATAGACAACAGCGGA